ATCATATGCTACGTCATTACGAGCAACGATCTGCGTGACCTTCAGGTAAACCGGGGTCTGAGTTGATGTGCCACCGACTGTGACATTTTCCTCAGCAGACGGGGTGGTAGTGAATGTGATCGTTATGATTTTAGTCGGGTCGAATGATCCGCCCGCTACCCACTGCACTCCCCAAAGGTCTCCGACCTTGATCACAAGGTAATCGGTCGTAAGTGTATAGGCCCCGGAGGTGTCGGCGATACTTATCGCGGTCGGAACAGCACCAGCATAAGACTGAATGTCGAATGCTTGAAAGCCTCCGGCCTCCTGACTGTTAATTGCCAGGGCTTGAGCATGTGCGGCTACTAGTGTCCCAGCTACCGTGCCCTTCGTGAACAGCCCTCCGGTCAAGTCTTCAACCGCTGTCATAGACAGTTCCCAGAGGTCCGCCGATACTTCGGCTGATTGCGCAGCTGAACCCTTCACAACATCCGGTGCCGGGCCGTTGCCGGGCTGAACATCGCGAGGTGTCGAGCTAAAAGAGATGGACACGTTGTCGGCCAAACCGAGATTTTTCAACGTGCTCCCGCCATCAGTACTATACTCAATCTTTGCAGATTCAAGTAAAATGTTGTCCTGATTCTGAACATTCGTTTGTGAATAAGCCATTATCTAACTCCTTAGAAATAGTTTGGCCTTACTTCGATGGTAAACGCCGCGCCTTTCAATAAGACGTTCGCCGTTTGCCCCGCTGTGTCGGGGAATAGGTCTGTATAAGCGGTGTCTTTAATGAGCACCAACTGATAAGCCCGATTCTCCATATCTGCTTTTTCCGTAAACAAACGCTCAAGAGCGTCCATATACGCAACTGCATTCTCTTCAATTATCCTTGTCGTGGTACGGTTTCCCCGGTGCCATACGACAATGGTAATGTTATCTATCCGACGGACCATGGAACCGACTCCGCCGTTGCCCGGAACAAACTCCAAGTCGCCAGTGCTGGTCGGCTCGATAGATACCGACGGGTATTGTTGCCCACGTTGTCGATAGATACCCAACTCTTTCCACGAGTCTACCGTGATGCTTTGCTCAGTGGCGATAGTGTCAAGGTAGGCTTGCAGGTTTGCTTTAAGAAAGGTTTCAATATCTTTTAGAACTTGAATCATTATCGTAAACCTCCAAAAGATTCTCGCTCGATTTTCACCAGCGCACTCTGTAACACCTTCGCAAACTTTATCTGCTCCGCTGTGGTCATCTGAATAAACTCGCGCCTGGGCATCCTTCCCAACCCCAACTGATGAGCGTAGGCATACGGGGACTTGACCCCGAGAGTGATGCCTTGGCGGCCTTTCGAAGATATGATCTTTTTAATCGGCACGGCCTTCCCCGGCGTCGCCCCAGTTCCGGTCATCGCTTCTTTCAGCGCTCCGGTCAACTGCATGATCGGCATTCCGGGATGGGTTCGCTGTTTCCACGCGGCATACTTTTCACTCAGCGGCTTGAACCCTTTCGGGTGTCCTTCGGAATTGAATATCTTTCCCTCCGCGTCATAGAATACACTCGCGACTTCCTCCCAAACTGATCGATCTAAAAACTCAACCAACTCCCCGAACCGATCCAAAGAGAAAATATATTTTTGTAAGTTTTCAATTTGAATTTTGAACTTCGGGGTGTTCACCACTGATCCTCATCTTTGAGCCACTTAACTTCGGGCCGGGTAGAACCTCCGGCCAACGCCACGTCCACGCTTTCCGGTCGTGGTGTAACAATAAGGCCGGGGTCATCAAGAAATGCTTCCATCATCCCCCGGCACTTGTCATCATAAATAATTGAAAGGGCAGGCTCTGCCTCTATCGCGCGGTACACCGACGCCAACACACAATACACCGTCCATTGTTTAAGATATTTTAACCCTTCCACATCAGCCACAGGCAACGCTGTATATCGCCTCACTACTGGATCAATAATATTTTCAGATGCATCTACACACATCTGCGTTACCTGAGCCAACGTTGGTTCGGATGTCACACTTAACGTAAAATTGGAGAGATAGGTGCTGATGTCAGTCGCCACGCAATAGGGCATACCCTACTCCTTATCTTTCTTCTTAACCTCAACCGACGGTTTTTCAACCTTCGGTGCCTTCGGTTCAACAAACAGCTTCGGGCCGTCTGCCTTTTTCATCAACCGCTTCGCCATCGATTCTCTAGCCGCAGTGATTAACCCGTTGGGCCACTGCAAGCTAACCATTGGTTCGGCCATACTAAGCCACCAGCTTCACGATCAACGCCGGGAGGCCGTACCCTACGGCACTGGCAGACTCAACCGAATACCCAATCACGCCATCGCTGGCCAATTTGGTTTCGTCGAGAACCTGCTCGAACTCGTCCCCGCTGTTCATCGCTTCGGTCTGAAGGACCAAAGGCTTGAGCGAAGAACCACTGGCCGCATAGTACCAATCCTGCACATCAGCCGCGTCCAGAATAGGATCAGCGATGACCTGCTTGATATAACCACCAGCGATGTTCGCGGCTCCGGGAGAAGTCGAACCGGGATCAGTTACCGACTTCTGGATTTCCAGGAACAACGGCTCCATGGATACAGGACAAATAACCGTGTCGAGATTGACACGCATATAATCACCCTGATCATTTTTGAACTTCATAGCCGCCACACGAGCGGTTATGATATCCGCTTTTATCAGCGCCAAGGTAGCACCAGTGGAGGTCAACAGATTGTCGTTCACCCGAGCACCGGTGGCGTTCGAGAAGAAAGCGATGTTGTCGAACGCGGTTGCGCTGGTTCCCGCTACAAGAGCGTTCATCAACGCTTCCTTCTTGTAGTCCTCATGGGCCTTGACCATCGCGGCCATCAACATCGGAACATCAACCAATCCATTCCTGCGAAGTTCTTTCTTCAACAGGGTAATGGCATTGTAGAACTCTTTGTTGCGTACAAGATAATTGTACTCTTTGAGCTGACCATAAGTCTTAGTGCCAACCCATTCTTTCACTCCCGGAATGGCTCCCAAAAAGCCGTATGTCCGAGAACCGTTATTTGCGGTGACTTCATTGGCAATCGCCATGACATCTTCGCTGGGGCCGTTCCCCTGAATCGCATCTCTTGCTTCATTGAACAACACATCGAGCATGTCCTTCAAATCTTCGATGGTAAGAGATTCGCCGATCCCTGTGGTACTGTTAAGTACTTTTACTAATCCGGGCATCTTCTACTCCTTATTCTGTCGTGTTGACAATCGCGTTACCCAGCGACATATCAATCAGTAACCGGCCACCAGCTGTGTCCGCGCCGACCACAATTCCCATGCGGCGGCAGTTGGTTGAAGTTGGGAGAACAGCATCATCCGCCGAAGCAAATACGTCGTCCCCAATATCCGTAAGCGCGGCGGAAGCATGGTCAAACCAAGCAACTGCATTCCGGCGAACCTTCACGACCGAATCGGCAACCGCAGACTTGTACTCTTCCACCACTCCGGCGAACACATTGTTAGCCGCGTCGGCCGCCACGACAAGTTTACCAGCGGTATTGGTGCAAACCAAAGCGCCCTGATAAAAGATGTCCTCTGCACTAGCAAGATAGGGTACAACGTACCCATCAAGCAGCGCCTCAACTTTAATGTTATTTGTCAATGCCATGACTTACTCCTTGTTTCCTTTGCGACCAAGGAAGGCGTTTGTCTTTTCAGCCAGAACCTTTTCCTTATCGTCGCCATCATCATCGAGTCCAGAACCTTCGGTTTTGCCGAGGTCCACGGATACAGGCATCTCATTCAAGACTTCCGAGAAAGTCGCGAAATCCTTGTCTAACCGTTCTTTCCACTTGTCCTTGTCGACGGGTTTAAGTTTCCCGCCTGCAATGGCCTCGGAAAGAAACGTTTCAACTTTGGCTTCGTCCACGATTTTGAGCTTGTCGCCCATCGCGGTCACCTGTTCCTTGAGAGTTGAATTAACGTCGCTCAGCGCTTCGACCTTTTCGGTCAGCGCCACCACTTCGTCATCACGTGATTTGAACCCAAGGGCCACAACCAATTCCTTCTTCTCGGAATCGGAAAGAGCCAAGGATTCATCTTTGATTTTAGAAAAGTCCATGCTTTCCTCTCCTTCGTCTTTCGGCCCTTGGGCCTCAGATTTTCCTTTATTATCAGAAAGGTGTGCCTCAGGCATCCCCTTCATGACAGGCGAGTTTGTTAATGCCGCGCCCCGGAACACAGGGTATAAAACCTCACCCGTGTCCCCGTCGGTGGTCGGCATGATTTCCCCGGAGTAATATTTGTACACCTCATCCAGTATGAGTTGTTTCCCCGGAGGTGTAAACTTCCACTTGGCCTCAAGGCCGTCATCAGTAGCGCGGATATCATTGGCCCAACCCAGCGCCCGGCCCCGGTCGTGGTCCTCATTGAGAAAAGGCTTCGTGTTCTTCAACACTTTCTGATTCTCAATCATCGCGTCCATGTACGATCGGGTCATGATGATGTCGCCGTAATAGGTGTCATACGTTGTACCGATCGGGAGCACCAACTGCCATTCGTTTTCATCAGCGCCCTTAATCTCAGCGCACACGATATTGGGGCTGTGGCTCATGTCTGAAAAGGATAGGCTCAAAGTGTTCTTATCCGAAAACGCGGAATTTGCTTTTCGGATCGCGTCAATCTCAGCCTCAAGGAGCGCCTTCCCCTCTGATAGCAAGTCCTCAATGGTTGAGGTGACAATCTTGAGCCACTTGCTTTTGTTGCTGTCGTCCAGCCCTTTCCTGAAACGGTCGACATCTTCAATCTTCATTATTCATCCACCTTGTAAAACGTAATATTAACACACCGGCACCGGCTCCCACCATAGCACCCAGGATTCGGGGCAACATAATCCCCGTCATCCGGCGCGTGCAACGCTTCATCCTTCCCCCGGCAATCATCGCACGTATTATCATCGAGCACAGCCGAATATATTTGATGCTGAACTTGGTCTGCTACTGAATTGACAAAGGCCAGTTTTCCATCGCCCCATCCGCCATTAACAGCGGTCGACGCCATCGCGTTCCATGTCGCCTCACTCACGCTATCGCTCATAAACGAAACCAACACACGCTCAAGTGCGTTCCCGACCAACCCGGTTCGCTGCAGGCGGATAGCCTCTTCCAGCATCATCGCTTTGAGCTTATTGCTCGCCCCATCAACATCCAACGCCAGCATTTCTTCAACAAGGTTCAAAAGCGTGTTTGCATCGGTCGGTATTTCGGCCATTTTGAGGCCTTGTTTCTTGGCCCACTTGATTTCCTGATCACGGCCAATGGTCCGTTGCTCTTTATAGACATTCATCAACACATCAAACATTTCTTTTTTGTTCGGTACATTAATCTGCTTGACCCGGACCCCGGCGCCAACCTGTGAGGCTATTGCTTCGCCTTGCTTGTTACGGATGTTAATAAGCGCCTTGGTCGTGGAGGATAGGGCCTTGTCCAACTGGGCACCCATCGCGGGAACTCCAGCGGCTAGTTCGTACTCTGTAAAGTTTCTTTCAGCAAAATGCTTTTCAGCCGCCGCCACATCAATAGGCGGTTCAACTTCCTCAGTCTCTTCTTTCTCAACCGCCGGTTCTTCTGTATCCGTTGTCGCATATTCCCCTTCTTCCAATTCATTCAGCCCCACGATTTCACGTATCCGATTCTCGGTTGCTTCGGAGCTCGTAATAAGTCCAGCTGTCTTGAGGTCTTTCACCGCATTAAGGTCGACATCCCTCAGCGGTAACATAACCAACTGAGGAAAGTTCACTGCGGTGAAATTGTATGTTACGAGTTCCGGGATAAGTTCATTGTTGATCGTGTCCGCGATACTGTCGCCGATGGACTGAACAGTTTTGAGAAAATAATCCGAGAACGTATTGCCCAGCGCCCGGTTCCCGGAGCTACTGGTCCCGAGATTCATAAACATCGCCAAATAAGCGATAGATATTTGCTGGTCATAATATTCGAGCGCGGCTTTAATATCCGGGGCCGTAGTCGCACCGCCGTTGAGAAGGGAAATGGTCTGCCCGTTCGGTAGTACAATGTACCCCGCTTCGTTCACACCAATATCTTCCAGCGCCTGTTCCATCGCGTTCCACTGGGCGTCGCCCGGCTTCTGTCCCTCACCTACATTCCCAACCGGAACCCCCATAGCAAAACGCTCGAACATAATCGCTTGAATCTTCTCGAGGTCTTCTTTGATCGACCACGGTTTGTAGATCGGGCGGAGGAGAGGAATGCCGACGGCATTTGCGCCTTCTTTGTTAAATGTAAACACCACACACTTCTCGGCCGGTAGATCATACTTTGTTCCACCTACCTTCTGGACGATGTTAATTAAAGCGTTTCCTTGCTTGTCGTATTGGAATTCTTTAATCGTGCGAGGTAAGCGGGGCGCGAAGTCTTGAAGGTAATATTTCCCATTAACAGACTGGAACACTTTTTCCATCACCATATACCCAAACGGAACATGAAGAAGAATATTCTTCAGTGTCTGAGTCCACGGGGTCTTGAAAGGAATCTCTGTATCAATGTCCCGGCTTCCGGGGAATAAGTTATCCTCTACAAACTTGGCAACTTCTTCAGCTTGAGCGTTCCCCTCTTCGGCTGGGACCACGACCCAGGAGGCCGATACAATCTGCGAATAGATAGCTTGCAGGACGGCATTGACTTGAGGATCA